GGCGGCCCTTGCCCTGCGGCTCACCGGGCACGACGAAAGCGACAACGTTCACGATCACGGCATCTCCTTGGCGGTGGCGAACGTCTCCGCCAGTCTCACGCGGCGCTCGCAGGCGGCCAGCACGTCAAGCTGCGCCATCGTCATCGGGTAGCCCGTGGCCTGCAGATGGCGCAAGCGGCGGGCTTGACGCGCGGCATAGCTCACGTCGATCCCGCCCGCATCCATGGCCTCAGCCTGCATGTCAGCCCTCGCTTCGTGGTCCGTCATTCCGCCCCCAGCACGTAAGGCGCGGCCAAGCCCTGCTCGTCCACGAACCGCATCGAGGCCTCGTCGAACCACAGCTTGACGCGGCCTTCCCACGCGCCGTTGCGCTGCTTCTCGACCGTCACCATCGCGTCGGGCTCGGGCCGGCGGGCATAGTTGCCCTGGCTCAGCTCCTGCTGCTTGGCCTTGTTCGCCCAGACGGTGACGACGTTGTGGCATTGGTCGCTGATGGCCGCCGAACCCCGAAGGTCATATTTCGTCGGTGGCTTGCCCTCGTCGCCGCTGGCCGGCTTGCGGCAATGCGCGATCAGGTGGACGTGCAGGCCGAACTCCTGCGCCGAGCGCACCAAGTCGGTCACGAACTGCTTTTGCTCGTCCATGCTCTCCTCGCTGGCGCAGACCATCATCAGGCTGTCCACGAAGACCTGCGAGCCCTTGAGCTCCTCGGCAAAGTACCGCAGGACGGCCATCAGCTGGTCGGGCTTGATGCGGCCGGAGTGGTCGAACAACCACAGCCGGCTGTCGGTCCACCGGCTGAAGTGCTGCAGGCTCGGCACTGCCGGCCGCTCCAACGCGAAGCACTGGCGCACCATCCGGGCCAGTGTGTCGGCGGGCGACATCTCGAAACTGCAGATCAGCACCCGCTCACGCTGGCAGCACAAATCGAGCGCGACCTGGCCCGTGAACATCGACTTTCTGTGGCCGTTGTAGCCGGCCCAAGCCGTCACCTCGCCGGGCCGAAACTCCAGGCGCTGGGCCAGCTTCGTCGAGATCATCCGCGGCCGGCGTGCGCCTTCTTCCCGCGGCGCGAACTTGGCCGCCAACAGGTCGACAAAGTTGCTCGCCGGGCGCACCTTCACGCGGGCCTCCGTCTCCCGCATGTAGGCTGAAAAATCCAAATCATCCGGCAGCGTGTGCGCCATGCTCGGCCTCCAATGCCGCAACGCGGCGCGAAAGTTCTTCGACGTTGCCGCCGGCGTAGAGCGGCATCGCGCGCCGCAAAGGGCCGTCTGTGGCGTAGCCCATGACGATGAGAGCGCCGGCTTTTTCCGCGGCGGTGCACCACGCCACCACGTCCTCGCTCTGGTGCGACTGGCCGACGACGACGACGCGCAGGCCCACCAGCAGCCGCAAGTCGGCCGTGTCGGGGTGGTCTTGCGGCCCTGGCATCAGCCAGGCCTCGTCGGCGCGCTGCCCCGGCCGATCGTGCAGCGAGAGCACCACGCTGGACGGCATGCGGCGACGCATCCGCAGGGCGATGAGGTTGTCGGCGCCCCTCATTCGGCACCCGCGAAAATGTCGGAGCCAGACACAGCCGAGAGGGGGGCATCTTCCCAGCGATGGCCGTTGAGCCACGAGGCTGGCAGGGGGATGAACTGCCCGCCGTCGCGCTGCCACTGCTCGGTCGTGGCCTGCTGGGCGACGGCATCCAGCATCCGGGTCAGCAGGGCGTCATCAGCCCTCAGCCGCGCAAAGGCCTTGGCCGCTGCCGGCTTGGCCTGCTTCCGCGGGTAGGCGGACCAGAAGCGGTCAAACCCCGGCGGGAACTCCGACACCTGCCCCCGCTTGCGGGGGTTAGGGGGTTCTTTATGGTGTCTGGTGTCTGGTGTCTGGAGAGCATTGCCTTCGCTATGCGTTCGCATTGCGTTCGCACTTCCAGATTCCTCAACAATCAACAACTTACGCGATCCGTCAGCCTCACTTGAGTCGCGTCCGGTTTTGTAAGGTTCCGAATCCTTACACGACGCTGACGGCTTCCCTTCGCTCAATCCATCATGCGTTTGCAATGCGTTCGCATTGCGTCCGGACTGCGACCAGCGTGCATCGGCAGATGCCTTCGCTTTGCGCTGCTTGTCCTGATACCGCGCGATTTCCGCATCCGCCCGCTTCTGGTGGTACTGCCCGTCGCGCAGCTCGAAGAACTCGCTCAGCACCTGATCGACGGCCCGGCGCTGCCCCGGCGTGGATGCCTTGGCCATCCGGTACTGCTGCCCCTCGGCGATGGCCTTCTCGTGGTGGTAGTAGGCCCGCAGCAGGCGCGTGTAGGCCATGTCCTCGTCCCAGGTCAGGTGCCCGGTGGCAGCGGCCCAGTCGCCGAGGTGGTGCTCGTAGTAGTTCACGCGGCCCTCAAGCTGCGAACAAGTCCTGCGTCTGCACTTGCGCAGCCGCTAGGTTGCCCACTGCTTGCCGGTAGTAGCTCTCCTTCAACTCGGCACCAACAAAGCGACGGCCCATCTGAAGCGCGACGTAGCCCTCAGAGCCGATGCCCATGAACGGAGAGAGCACGATGTCGCCAGGGTTCGTCCATAGCATGACGCTGCGCCTGATAACTTCGAGCTGCAGCGGGCAGATGTGGCGCTCGTCGTCGTGCTCGCGGGCGCTCATGTACTGCAGGGTGTCGGACGGGTTGATGTCGCCCCACACCGGGCTGGCGATGCGCTGCCACAGCTCGACGGGGAACTCTTCCGCCGTGTGCGTGACGTGCTCCTCAACCTCTCCAGGCACGCGCACGGTAAGCACGTAGTCTGGGATACCCATGCGCGTCATTTCGCTGCGCTCGCGGATGCTCTTGTGCAGCAATCCGAGCGCCTTGGTGCGCGTCATCGCGGTCACGGGATCTTTCCAGATCGTAGCCTTGCTGTGAAAGATGAACCCGTGCTTCTGAAACGCGCGCAGCAGGTCGCCGGGGAAGTCCTTCAGCCCGATATACCCGTCGCGCTCTTTGCTGGCGGGCATGTCCATGCAGTGGAAGCTGACGTTGCGGCCGGGCTTGACCACGCGGCGCAGCTCGGCAATCAGATAGCCGAAGTGCTCGAAGAACTCCGCATCGTCGCGGACGTTTCCCATGTCGCGCGGGCTGTTGCTGTACGTGTAGAGACTGGCGAACGGGGGCGAGAAGATCGAGTAACCCACGCTGGCGTCAGGCAGGCCCTTGAGCACTTCCACGCAGTCACCGTGATATGCGGCGTAGCTTGCGGTCACGACTTGATCGATGCAGTTCATGCAGCCTCCAGAAACGCGGGCACTGCCACGCGCTTTGATGCGTTGTAGGTGTTGGTCTGCCGGGTGCTTCCAGTCACAGAAGCAAGCACGGCATCGCGGGTTTCTGCGCTCAGGCTTGCGGCCATCTGTTGCGCGTCACGTTCCTTGCGGCGCAGGTTCGCCACGACTGCGCCCTCGGCGCAGCTGGCGAACACATGCACATGCACGTCGCGCGTCTGGCCGAAGCGCCAGCAGCGACGGACGGCCTGGTAGTAGCTCTCGAAGCTGTCGGTGACGCCGACAAACGCCATGCGCGCGGCGTGCTGCCAGTTCAGGCCGAACCCGCAGATCGACGGCTTGCTGACAAGCACACGGAACTTGCCCGCGACAAAGTCCTGCAGGCGCTGCTCTTTCACTTCCGTGGAATCGGCGCCGGCAATCTGCACCGCGCCATTGATGGCCTTCGTGAGCGCATCGCCTTCCGCGTTCAGGTCGCACCACACGACCCACGGCTCTGCCGCGTCGGCGTTGACGATGGCGGCGCAGTCGGCCACGCGGTCTTCTACGCTCATGCGGCGCGCGTCTCGGCGCTGGCTCAGGGTCTGCGCCTCAGCCACGAACAGCATGCCATTCAGCGGCATTTCGGTTTTTACCGTGTGCTCGTGCAAGTGCAGCGGCGGCAGCTCATAGGCAGAGTCATCGAAACCCAGGTCCGAAGGCTTGCGCACCATCGCGCCCCACCCGCTGACCCACTGCCAGAAGATGTGCCGTGCGTGGCCCTTCAAGCGCCAGACACTGGTGTCGCCTCCGTCGTGCGTGAAGAACTCCGCGAGCATTTCCTGCCTCGTGCAGATCCCCAGGAACTCGGCGTGCGTGCCCAACTCCGTCCAGTCGTTCGGGGCCGGCGTGGCGGTCGCGCACAGCTTGAAAGGGGTCGCCTTGAACGCATCCAGCAGCGTGCGCAGGGTCTTCGTGTCGTGGTGCTTAATGCAGCTCGACTCATCCAACACCACGCCTCCAAACCGTGCCGGATCGAACCGATGCAGCCGGTCATAGTTCGTGATGTTGATTCCTGGCCCCACCTCGGCACCGTCACGGCAATGCGCTATCCCCAGCGAAAGCGAACGGCCCTCTACGACCGTTTGTGCCGCCACCGCAAGAGGGGCCAGGATCAACACGGGGCGCCCGGTATAACGATGCACGGCATCGGCCCACGCGAGCTGCATTCGAGACTTGCCCAGGCCGGTATCGGCAAAGATCGCAGCGCGGCCACGCCGAAGCGCCCACGCCACGAGGGCGGATTGATGCGGGAACAGCGAGCCGGGCACGCTGAATCCGTCTGCAATGCCGGTCGGTTGCACCATTGAGAGCTTGCGGAGCACGTATGCCTCGTAGTCCCCTACACTTCCACTTGTCATCGGTCAGCACTCCTATTGCTGGTTGGCGATAGGGCCGACAGCGGTTGCACCCGCTGATCGGCCCGATTTACTTGCGGCGTTGGCCCAGGCCCTGCACTCCCGCGGATCAATCGCGCTGCCGTGCCCGGCTAGCTCTGCATTCCCGCTGCGGCGTGCCATCTTGACGCGGATGCCCAGCACGACGAACTCCGGCGCCGACGGCTCGCCCTGCACAGCGCGATCCGGCCGTGTGTTGCGGGACTTGCCCAGCATCCGGCTTAGCGCCTTCCTGCGGCGCAGGTGCTCGATGGTGGACCGGCGCTTGACCTCGCGCCGGGCGTTGTCGGCCTGCTGCACGAGAGCGTCGTGCGCAGCCGCAGCCTGATCGGCGGTCGGGAAGTATTTCCGCCAGCCGCGCGGCCCTGCTATGAAGATGCGGCCCGTGCTGGCCATGTAGGTCACAAGGCCCCCACCGTGTGCAACGCCAGAGCCCTCGCAAAGCTGCGCGTACGTGCAGCCTGGATTTGCCGCGACGAAAGCGACGATCCGCTGTCCTGCGCCGTTAGCTCTCGGCATATCACGCCACCCTCAACGGCTGCCGCGCATCCACAGCCTCAAGCCGGGCCAGCGCGGCCTGCAGCGACTTGCCCATCTCC